GCTGCCGGATGCACCGCATAGCGGAGCAGCGTCGCGCCGAAATCCCTCGCCGCGGCGCCCGCGCCGGCCTGGGCGGAGGACAGGATGTCGAAGACCTGCGCGCCTTGCGACGCGAGAATTTGCATCGGCGAGGCGCCCATGGCCGCCATCGTGCCGACGTCCTGCATCTGGCGCGACAGGTTGAGCCATTCGTGCCGAAGCAGCCCCGCGCTCTTGGCGTTGTCGTTGAGACCCAGCGAGAGACGGGCGTGGCGCTCGCGCGCCCTGTCGAGAGCGCCGAGGTGCGCCTCAGTAACCTCGATGCCGCGCGACCGCGCGGCGGCGACGAGCGCCTCCCCGCGCTCGACCTCGCGCAGGGCCTTGGTGAGCGGATCGTTCTTGCGCACATAGGCGTCGAGCTTCGAGCCGAGCCGTGTGATCGAACGCTCCTGAATGTCGGTCTGACGCGTGACGAGCTCCGCCGCCTGGCGCGCGGATTGCTGTGCGCGGGCGAGATCGTCGAATTGACGCGCGGCCTCGCTGACGCCTTCGGTCTTTTGGACGTAGCGCGCTTCCTGGACGAGGGCGGAGAGCTTCATGCGAGCATCACCAGAATGGCGGGCTGTCGGCGCGCACGGCGATCGCGTCGGCCGCGGCGCGCTCTCCCGCTGCGCGCCGCCCAGGCGTCGAGCGCGGGCGCCGGTCCCTCGGGCTCGGCGAAAGTGAATTTGATCCGCGCAATATTCGAGAAGCGCGCGTTCGCCATCGCCGCGACCGCCTCATAGACATGGCCGGGCGCATAACCTTCAAGCCCGCGTTCGATCTTGCGCGCATAGGGGACGGTGGAGAGAAACAGAACCTCTCGCGCGCCGATCGCCTTGTCTTGATCGTCGATTTCGACGCCGTCGGCATAGATGCGCATCGATCTGCGATAGGCGCCGGTCAGCGCCGGGCCGGCCTTCGACAGAAGATCGGCGATATAGGCGATGACGCCCGCGCCAAGCTCCCAACGCGCGACGATTACGCTGTTTTGCGTCGCGACGCGCAGATTGGGCGTTGCATGCCCGTCGACAAAGGTTCGATAGGCGACGTCGCGGCCGAGCGCCGCGTCATTCGAGGCGTCGATATCGGCGATGCTCGCCGCCGCCATGCGCGCGAAGGCCTGCGCGCGCGTTTGTGGCGAGAAGACGCCTGATCCGTCGAAGACGATGCGGCGATCGACGACCGGGAATTTGACCTGCGCCGCCATCAGTTTCCGTCGCCTGTCCTTTCGCTCATATGCGCGATGAACGCCGCATCCATGCGCCGGATGAGCCGATGAAAGCGGGCGAAGTCGTCTCTGTCGTCGAAGCCGTAGCGCGCCGCATAGCGATCGATCGCCGTGAAGGGAATGGCGCCCGGAAGCCCCAGCGCGCCATAGGGCCGGTCGCCGGTCAGCTCCCAAAAGGCGTTCCACAGCAAGCGCAGGCTTTCGTCGATGGTCGGTTGGCTCGTCAGCGCCTTCGGCCGCTTGCCGGTCTCAGCCAGGCCGCGCAGGAAGCTCTCCTGCGCGCCCCATTGCAAGGCCCAGTCGAGGGCCTCGATCAGTTTTTTGCGTCTCGCTCTCCCTCGGCGAGTTCGGCTTCGCCGACGCGCGTCGACGCCGTCAGAATGTCGTTGCGCAGGACGGTAAGTTCGGGATCGGCGAGCAGTTCGCGGCGCTTCTCCAGGGAGAGGACGATCGGCATATCGTCATCGTCGCTGAGGCCTTCGGAGTCGATCCAGATCACTTCCGACAGAATGCGCAATTCGATCTCGTCTTCGGCGGCCTGGCTTAATCCGTCGATGCGTTCGGCGCGCGGGATTTCGGCGATGAGTTTCGCGCGCAGCGCCTGCGCGTCGCGGCAATTCAGCGCCTTGAGGCGATGCCGCACGCCCGGAAGCACCTTGCTCTTGACCCATGAGCCGCCTTCCATCGCGGCGGTCGCCTTCTTGATGTGCGAAAGTTTCACGCAGCGTCTCCTTCGCGGATGATAGGCTTCTCGGGCTTCGCCGGCGCGGTGGCGCATTTGCGCGCATGGCCCTTGCTGACGATCAGTTCGGCGAAGTCGTCAGGGAGTTCGAGCGTCGCGCCCTTCTCGTAGACCGTGGCAGACGCTTCGGTTCCGTCGGGGAAGCCGGTGAAGCTTTCGAGGATCTCGACCTTGGTCATGCGACGGCCCTCGTGATGCTGATCGATGCGCCGATGCCGGAGTCGTAAACGGCGCGAAACGGAATCGCATACATGACGTCGTCGTTCCTGCCGCCGATCTGGCGCGCGCCGTCGAGGAGGCGCGCGGCCGGCATGCTGATCGTGTATTTCTTGAGCGTCACCGCGCCGATGGTGAGATTGAGCGCCCCCAATGCGTGATCGAGCACCGCCTGCGCCAGGGCGTTGGTTTCGAAATAGACCTCCATCGTCCCAGTGACGTCCATCGATCCGCGCCCGTGCTCCTGCGAATAGAGCGAGCCGACGCTGTCGCGCACGCGGCGGTTAGACGTGATCCGCAGATTGACGTTTTTGACGATCGGCGTCGGCGCGAGGCCGACCACGGAAAGGCCGCCGACAGCGACAGAGGTTTCGGGCTTGTTATTGCTCGGCGCGGCATAGGTCGCGCCGGCGATGATGGCGGCGGCGAGCGTCTGCTGCGTGCCGACGATCTCCATGCTCCCTCTGACCAGGCTGCGCGAATTGATCGCGAGATCGAGGACGCCGACCTTGCAGTTCTGGAAGCGCGCATAGGCGAAGGCGCCGCCGCCGATATCGTCCGTCTCTTCGAAGAGAAACAGCCCCTCGGTCACACCGTTCTTGAGCACGTCCGCGGTCCATGCACCGCACAGCGCATTGGCGATGAGATCGTCGTGATCGCCGTAGACGAGTTCGAAGGCATAGGAGCCGACCACATCCTGGCCGGTCTGCGGCTCGTCGCGAATATTGCCGTCGGCATGGGCTTCGTCCGAGACTGCGGTCGCCTTTTGAGTGCGCAGGTTGCCGCTGGTCCGGCGAAGGGTCTTGAAGGTCGGATTCGCCGGCACAGCGTCGAAGGTCGACTGCGCGACATAGGCGATGCGCGTGCGGGACGTCGACACAATGGACATGTGAGGTCTCCTTCTTGCTAGCCAGCGACGTCGTAGCGATAGGGCACAGCGAAGCTCATCTCGAAGTAAGCGCCTCTGTCGCTTTGCTCATCGACGGAGGGCGGAGACGCTTCCCAGGTCACGCCGGCGCCGTCGGCGAATGTCCTGCCGCGCAGGGCCGCGCGCAGCGTGTCGATGCGCTGCGCCCATGGCGACTCCGGCGGGTTGATTCCCAATCCGATTGGAATGGCGAGGCAGACATGCGCCGCGCCTTCTTCGCGATAGATGTTGGCGCCCGGCGCGCCGACGCTGGCCTGTTCCTCTCTCGCGACTGGAAAGGTCACGATCAGGAAGGCGGCGCCGTCACTCGGAACCTTCCCGGAGCCGTTCAAGCCCATGATCGGCGTATGCGGCCAGGCCGCTTCGATCATGGTCTTGAAAGCGTCGACGACGGCGTAAGACGCCATAGGCTACGCGCCGGCGAGTTCGAGGACAAAAGCGATCAGCACGCCGGCGACGCGCCGCGTGGCGTCGTCGACCGAGTGAATGACGAGCGTCCTTCCGTTCCAGACAAGCCGATCCTGCTTTTCGAGGAAGGGCAGGGGAAAGCCGCTCGCCTCGACGTCTTCGGCGAGAACGATCGCGCTCCGAATGCCCTGCTGAATCGCTCCGTCGAAATCGGACGGCGTGAAGCCCTCGACGCGTCCGCGCGCCGCATAATCGCCGGCGCCGAGGCCGGAGAGGCGGCGCAGGACAAAAGTCTCGCCGTTGCGCATCTGTCGGCGATAGGCGGCTCTTGCGGCGCTCGGAGTCATGGCGCGGGCGCCGTCTCGGTCCTGTCGCCGGCGAGCGCGCCCAAGGCGCCCGACAGCCGCTGGGCGTCGCCGGCGGCGCGCGCGGCGAAGTCCTCATAGGCCTTGCGCCATTCCTCGGCGGCGTTGAGCGCCGCGTCGCGCTGTTCGATCGCCGCGTCGCGCGCCTTGAGCGCCGCGTCCAGTCTGGCGCTGGCGGCGTCCTGTCCGCCGTAACGTTCGACGATGGTCTGAGAAACGCTGTCGAGCACCGCCATGGCGGCTTCATATTTCTCAAGCGGAGTCATGCGCGGCTTCCTCGAGCGGCCGATGCGAGAGCCTCTGCCAGCGGCCGAAACCGGCGAAGGTCAGAGCGCCTTGACGACGTAAGGCGCGAGGAGATTGCGGGCGGCGTTCGACGCGAGGATCGCCTGTCCGCGATCGTTCTCGGGCGTCGTCCATTCCATGGAAGAGACGCCGAAGACGGTTTCCTTGGCGAGCGTCGGATCGCGTCCGCGTCGCGCATAAAGCGCTGCGGTCTCGAGAATGACCGCCTGTCTGATCGCCTCGGGAACCGTCGCGAAACCGGCGGTGAAAGCCGCGGTGACCGGGCCGGGACGGTTGCTCAGCGCCGGCAGCGCCGTCTCGCGATAGATGACGATCGTGTCGCCGCCGGGCTGCTTGATCGGCGCGCTATGTCCGGCGCTCGGCACTGTCTGATTGGCGTGGGCCTGGTCGCGGTAGGAGATCATCGCCGCCGAACAGTCGGGGAAGGGCAGAAGCAGGATCCGATCGCAGGGCCAGGCGCGATAGTCCTGCGCCCATTGCTGCGCGACGACGCAGCGCCCGAGATAGCCGCCATAGCCGTCGATCATGCCCATGACCGCGGCGATGAGGCTTCCAATGATCTGGTCGTCGGTCGCGCCGGAGATGTCGAGATGCGCCTTGACCTCGCCGATGGAGACGGGAGTCGTCGCCGGCGGCGTGAGGATGCGCGGCGCGAACATCAGCGCGGGCGGCGCGGCGGCAGAACGATCCTGGGCGCGCCGCTCGTTTCGCCTTCGCCGACTTGCTGGCCGGCCTCGCCGTCATTGCCCGCGGCGCTCGGGTCCGTTTGTTCGCCGTTCTCGCCCGCGTTCGGCGCGCCGTCGCCGGTTATTTCCGCGAGCAGGCCGAGCGCGCGCGCCGATTCTTCAAGCTCCGGCGGGCAGTCTTCCCCGGCGGCGATGATGCGCGGATAGATTTCGCCCAAGGGGCAGCATTCGAAATCCTTCGCAAGTTTCATGGCGGGATCCTTTGGCGCGGAAAATCGCCGGGCGACGCGCGTCGCCGGGCGTCTCTTGGTCACTCGTTACGCGGCGATGTTGAGCGCCTTCAGCACGTCGGGATTGATGAGCCCACCGCCGACGCGCTTCGTCGTGTAGAAATGGACGTAGGGCTTGTTGGTGAAGGGATCGCGCAGCACGCGCACGCCCGTGCGATCGATGATGAGATAGCCGCGACGGAAATCGCCGAAGAGGATCGGCTTCGCGCCCGCCGCGATATTCGGCATGCCGGGCATTTCGGTGATCGGATAGCCGAGCAGCTGCGCCGGCTGTCCCGCCTGATAGGAGGGCTGCCAGAGATAATTGTCCTGGCCGTCCTTGAGCTTGCGCACGGCGGCATGGGTGGCGCGATTCATCACGAAACGCGCCGCGCCGCTATATTCCGAGGGCAGTTCGTAAGTGAGATCGAGAATGCCGTCGGAGGTGAGCGCGGCCGCGGCGCCGGAATTCCTGGTCAGAATCGCGCCCCAGGGATGCGTCGCCGCATTGGCGCCGCCGGTGATGTAGGTGAGGATCCCGTTCGGCTTGTTCGCTCCATTGCCGGTTAGAAACGCAACGCCTTCCTGATAGGCGAATTCTGTGTCGACCTCCGCCGCGAGCCAGTTCTCGAGATCGATTTCAGCGTCGTCGAGGATCTGCTGCGTCGCCGCCGGATTGGCGTAGAGCTCGCCGGTGTTGAAGGTGAGCGTTCCCAGGGTCGGCGTCGCGGTCGCGGGACGCGTGTCAGTCTCGCCGACCCAGCCCGATGTCGTCCCGCGATTGTTGAAGAGTTTCGAAAAGCCGTTGGTCGAGATCGTCATCACGCTGCAGATGGCGCGCATCGGCGAGATCTGGATCAGCCGATCGGCGATCGTGCGGTCCCATTCGACCGGGGTCAGATAGCCGCCTTCGGAGGCCGCGCCCTTGTTGAGCGAGGCCTGAACGTCGCCGCGGCGCATATGGGCGAGAAAGGATCTTGAATAGTCGGCGTCGCGGATTTTTCTGCCGCCGCCGAGTCCCGCCATGGCGAGATTGGCGATGCGCTCATTCTGCTGATCGAGCGCCGCCTGCAATTCGGCGAGCGCGGCGTTGATGCGGTCGACTTTTTCATTGCGCACGACGTCTTCCTGGCCCTTCGCGAGGTCGGCGAGGCGCTTGTCGTTTTCGGCCTTGAACTCGTCGAAGGCCTTGTTGAGGCGCGCGAGGATCGTATTGGCGTCGCCGGCGTCGGCGCGCAGGCTCGTTGCGCCGCGGAAGGCCCGCGGCGGGAGATGTTTCGACATGGTTGTTTCCTTTAAGGGGTGAGTGCGGAGAGCAGCCGCTCGGCGGCGGCGAGATCCAAACCAGCGCGAGGCGTGGCGGGTTCGGCAGCGTTGCGCATGCCGGCTTCACGAAACAGTTTGCGGCGCTCGGCGCGCGCCACGCCCTGTCTGGCGAGAAGAGCGTCGAGACGGCGTTTCGCTGAAAGCTCGGCGCGCGCATTGGCGTCGCCAGTTTCCGGCGCTTTCGTCTCTCCGAAAGTCGAGTCGGCGAAGCCTTTCGCCAGCGCCTCCTTGGCGTTGATGAAGGTTTCGGCGTTCATCATCTGGGCGACCTCGGCGATGTCGAGGTTGGAGCGTGCGGCGTAGATCTCCGCCATCGCTTCGTCGAAGGGCGCGAACATGTCGGCGGCGTCGCGCATCGCATGCTGGTCGCCGACGACGGCGCCCCAGGCGTTGTGGATCATGAGAAAGGAGCCCTGGCCCATCTGGATGGAATCGCCGGCCATGGCGATGAGCGAGGCGGCGGAGGCGGCGAGGCCCATGACTTTGACCGTGACTTCGAATTTATGGTCCTTGAGCATGTTGAAGATCGCCAGGCCTTCGAACATGTCGCCGCCCGGCGAATTGATCGCGACGGTAACGGGCTTCTCGCCGATCGAGCGCAGCGCGGCGCTCATGCGCTTCGCGGTGAAGCCGCCGCTCGACCAGAAGTCCTCGCCGATCACGTCATAAATGGTGATAGTTGCGTCAGAGTCGGCGGCGGCGGTTGGCGCGACGGCGGCCCATTTTTCCAGCGCCGTCGAGGGCGCATCCCAATGGTAGCCGTCAGGGCGATCGAAGGCGCTGACGACGGGGAGAGCGCGGAGAGTCATGAGTGAGGTCTCCTGAGACTGTCAGTCAAAACTCGTAAAGCCTTCGAACCACCACAGCTTGGCCTCGGGAGACAGTATTGCGTAGTGGCGGAGTTTGGGCCACGCTTAGTCTGCTACACATCTCTGGAAAGAGACGCGGATTGTAATTGCTTGCAGACGACGAAAGAGAAAGCGATGCGCCCCTACCTGTTTTCGATTGCATTACTGGCTTCATCCGTCAACTTCACAAATGGTTACGCCGAGGATAGGTGCGACTCGATCTTACGCGGAGGAGTTTGGGAGTACACACAAACGCAGAATTCAACCCGTTTAACAGACTCGTTTTTGAATTGGTTCTGCAGCAGACAGTTCAGCAGTTTCGGCGAGATGAAAAGCTCCGGGGGCAAGATTGGTATACCGGTCGAGGAGATTCCTCTGGAAGTAGGTGGGTTTTCCGCTGAATCGCAGTTTGGACAATACTACAATTCAGCTTGTTCTAGACAGGCGAATAAGTTTACTTATTCAAAAGACTTTAAGTTCGCTGCGACGGCCGCTAGTCAGGCCATAACTTCAGCATGGCAGACATGCTTGAGTATACCAGGAGTATATGTCCATACAAAATACGGAGCATCTCCGGGGACATTTACTGTAACCATCTTGAATAGACCTGAAACCACAAGTGATACTGTAAATGTAGAATCTATGCTATTCGATGGGGACGATATTACCTGCAAGCCAACTATATATATGAGCGCAGAACACCCATTCAAGTTGCCGGCCCTCAGAGAAAAAACCTTTTTATGCGCCAACCCCAATAATAGAGATATTACCATGGTTGTGAATGCCGACAGAAGTATCAAGCCATCTGGGGGGACGATTATCATCAATGCTGTAAAAATTAGCGATCCGTCGAAATATTACGAAGTAACTAACGAACATTTTTCCGGATCAAAAAGCATAATTTCGGACAAAGTCGTAATCAAAAACGGTGCCGTGATCAATATAGATGCAAAGGACGATAATACTACTTTTACGGTGTCAGCCAAGAGCTTGGAAATCGAAGGGCCTTTTACAGTAAATGGCGCCGGGGCCCAGGGCAAGCCGGGAAGCGCAGGTTCCGGCTGTCATCCTCAGGGAGGCTGCTCTTGGCGGAGTGGGCCGGAGGAGGATAAGGGCCGTTGCAACGGAGCATGGAATGCTGCTGGTACTCATCCTCACGACGTGGGTGTGCCTGGCGAGGCTGGCGGTAAAGGGGGCCATGGAGTCATCGTTAGGTTCTTCTATGAAGAAGTTAAGGGGCCAACTGCCGCGCTACAGTGCAATGTCCCAGGAGGGCCCGGCGGTCCGGGAGGTACCGGCGGGCCGGGAAGGCTACTGATTAATTGCGCTAACAACGCAGAGAAGCGTGGCCCGACTGGGCCCCAAGGGCCGTCTGGTCCAGATGGTGAGGCGGGTAGCTGTACATTCACGAAAGCCTCAGTTGATCAGTAGCTGCGCCGACCGCTCCAGCAGGCATAAGCCCCGCACCGTCCTTGTGCGGCGGCAACCCGGTGAGTTCGCGGATTTCATTGGCCTCCATCCAGGGCTTATGGCCGCCGGAGCCCGAGGCCTTGGCGAAGAATTCGGCCTGGTCTTTCATCGAGCCGCGCAGCAATTCGCGCTCGTCGAAATCGGCGACGTAGCTCCGTTTTTCTTCGCGCGAGAGCAGCGCACGCTGCACCGCCTGCTCCCAATTGACGAAGGAGGGCGCGAGCGCGAAGCGCACGAAAAGGATGGCGAGCTGCTCGACGCCGGAGCCCCAGCTCGTGTCCTCCATGCCCATCAGCGGCCGCGGCACGCCGAAGAAACGGGCGATGTCCTCGATCTGATGTTTGGCGGTTTCGATCATCTGCGAGTCGCGCGCGCTGTGTTCGAGCTTTTCGGCCTTAAGGCCTTCGTCGAGAACGATCCATTTCCCCGCATTGATCGAACCGGAATAGTCGTCGATGTTCGCCTTCAGCCTATCGCGCGCTTCCTGCGACAGTCGCTGCGGATGGGTGAGCGCGCCGCCGGCCGAGACGCCGGTCTTGTAAATGCGGAGCAGCGATTGCGCCGCTTCGCGGGAGAGGCCGATCGCGTCTTCGGCGAGCGCGATCATCGAGAGGCCGATGATTCCGTCGGTTGAGAAGCCGCGCAGATGGAAAATTTCGCTCTGCGGCAGTTCGAAATAAGCATTGTTGAGCGTGAAGGCGTAGGAGATCGCGCCATCGGCTGCCACTTTGACCGTCGCGCCGGAAGGATCGATCGGCAAGAGCGCGGAGATGCGGTTCCTCGAACGCACGATCCGCGCAAAGGCGTTGCCCTTGGTGAGCACCCGCGATTCCATCAGGCGCTTGAACTCGCTCGCCGTCTGATAGGAATTCGGCTCATACATCAGGAGATCATAAAGCGGATGATCGGTCGCCTCCTCATAGGCGCCGGAGCCGACATGGCTCTTGCCCTTGGGCTTTTTCATCAGGCGCAGCGGCAGCATGCCAATCGCGCCCGAGATCAGCGACACGCAGCGAAAGACCGCCGAGACCTGCAGCGCGCGCTGCGCCGAGCCGCCGGAGCGGATGTAGTCGAGGAGCTGCGGATCGTTGAGCCCGGCGAAGAACTGGCCCTGCGCGCGCGGCGCTTCAACCGCCGGCGGCGCTTCCAGCGCTTGCCTCTCCTTCGCGCCGCGCAGCCAGGCGAACCAGCCCAATGTCAGACCACCATCAGCCGCTGCGTTTCATAGGCCGAGACGAAATTTTCGCCACCGACATAGACGGCGTCGGCGATGATGGCGGCGACAATGCCGTCGATCTTTTCGCGCGAATGTTTCTTGCTCGGCTTGAAATTGCCGTTTGTGTCGGAAATGACGAGAGCGTTCTGCGCCATCCAGCGCAGAACGGGGTGGCCGCCATGATCGAGCAGCCCCTGATAGACGAGGCGCTCGAAATCCTTCGAGGCTTCGGTGAGCGCCGGAATGGTCTGGCGCACCGTCTGAAACAGCGCGGGATCAACGCCCTCATTGGTGATGTCGGTATAGAGTTTCGAAGCGTTCCATTCGTCGAAGCCGATCGCCTCGACGCGGAACATCTCTATGCCGTCCTTCAGCGCCGCCTGCATGTAGGACTGGTCCATATAGTCGCCGGGCGTCGTCTCGATCGCGCCCATCCGCAGGAAGCGGTCATAGGGAACGCGGTCTTCCTTCACGCGGGTTTCGATCGTATCAGCCGGAACCCAGAAGCGGCAGACGAGATGCGTCTTGGGATCGTCGCCCTCCGGCGGGAAGAGCCAGACGAGGGCGGTGATGTCGCGCTTGGTCGAGAGATCGAAGCCGCCGAAACAGCGCCGGCCGCGGAAGCGTTCGGCGGCGGTTTTCCAGTCGTCCTTGCTCGCGCAGCAGGCGTCCCATTTCCTGATCGGGAGCCAGCGCGTGACCGCCTCGACCCATTGGTTGAGATGGTAGCGGCGGAAATGGGATTCGGCGCGCGGATTGTTGCGGGCGAGCGCCGCCTCGCGGCGAAGAAAATCGATCGTCGGCGAGAGGCCGAGATTGGGATTGACGCGCCGCCAGACGCTTTCGTCTTCCCAATCATCGTCGTCCTCGCAAGCGAACATGACGACGAGCGTCGCCGGATCGTAAAGGCCCTCGCCATTGTCATTGCCCGGCGTCGGCGGCTCGATCGGCCCTTCGAGGATCTTTTTCGATTCCTGGAAGAGTTCGAAGCCGGTGAGCGCGCTTTTGAGGCCCGCGGTCGAGGCGAAGAGTTCGATCGGCTGCAGCTGCGCGCCCATGCCCTGACGGATCGTGGTGTCGAGATCGCGCGACGGCCATTCGTGCATTTCATCGCCGACCGAGACGACGGGCGAGAAGCCGTGCTTGCCCTGCGCATTGCCGGAGAGGATTTCGAAGCGCGCCATGCGCTTCGCCATCCAGATCGAACGGCTGAAGATCGCGAGGTCGCGCGCGAGCCGCGGCTCGCGGACGATCATCGCCTTGATCTTGTTGAGGACGGTGCGCGCCTGCTTTTCATTGAGCGCGAAGCAATAGCCCTGGCCGCCGTGGACGGCGTCGAGCGCCCAGAAGAGCAACGCGAGCGCGGCGAGGAATTCGCTCTTGCCGTTCTTGCGCGGAATCCAGAGGAGCAGCCGGCGGAAGAGGCGCACATGCAGCGCGCAGGGCAGGCCGGTGTTCGGATCGATGATTTCGGTCGGGACCTTCCAGCCAACCAGGAGTCGGACGACGATTTCCTGCCAGAGCGTCGGACGGAACGGCAGGCCAGCGAAATGGAGATCGGTGAGGCGGAAGATCTGCGGCCAGAGCGCGATGATCGCGTCGGCCTTGGCATGATCGAACCAAGCGCCGGGAACGGAGGCCGCGCGGCGCCAGGCGATCGACGCCCATGTCCAGCCGCGGGCGTCCGCTTCGACGATCCATGGCGGGAAGTCGGCGGCGATCGGCGCGGGCGGCGGGCTGTCGGCATGATCCGTGGCGAGCGACAAGCGTCATTGCAATGTTGGCGCGGAGTCGAGGCGCTGCGCGTAGCCGATGAGGTCCTGGTCGTCGTGCGTCGGCGAGGCGGTTTCCGCGGGCTTTTGCGGCGCGCCAGGATTCTGGTTCGGGGCGCCGCCGAAACCGGCCTGTTCGCGCAGGAGGCTGTAGCGGGTGAGCGGCGTCAGGCCGAATTCGGCGCCGGCGTCGAAGATGAATTTGCCGAGGCGTTCCTTGATGGCGACGGAGGGGTTGGCGCGGCGGAGCTTGTTGCCGCCATGCGTCGTCGCCCAATAGACGTGGCCGTTGGCGAGGATGTCGTCGACCGCGGCGTAATAGTCGGCGACGGCGATGCAATAGACCGAGAAAGTGAAGCGGTCGACGGTGGTGAGGAGATTCATGCGGCCGAGTTCGCCGGCGAGTTCGCGCCAGACGGTGATCGCGGGCTTGAGGCGCTCGTCGAGCATGATTACGGGCGGCGCGAGCGGGCTTCCGGACTCGGGCGGCGCGGCGGCGAGGAGGGAGGCCAAGCGATTGGCTTCGGCGAGCGCCTTCTCGGCCTTGGTGAGCCGCTTGCCGGGGTTGCCCTTGGCGGTTTGCATTTGCGGCGAGTCTCGGCGGCGTCCCATGGCTCACAAAAAAATGTTTTCCAGAATTTCGCGGAATTTTCCCCGAAGCTGGGAGTCCGGTCGCGGGGGAAGCGGCCTAAACTTTTGAGGGCCCCCCTTCAGCGCGCTCCTCGGCCTGCTTGACGCTGTTGTGGTGCGGATCGCAGAGGGACTGCAGCGCGCCAAACCAGAACAGCTCATAATCGCCCCGATGCGGAACGATGTGGTCGGCGTGACGCGCAGGCCGAATGATCCCTTCGGCGGCGCACATGCGGCAGAGCGGCTCGATCGTCAGCTGATGCTTCGCGCGCTTGCGCCACCGCTGCGTTCCATACCAGGCGCGCCATTCCCATCGCTCGCGTCGACGCTTCTCATATTCGGCGTTCGCGTCCGCATTCGAGCGCGCGCGCCAAAAGGGCGTCGCCGTCTTCGGCGCTTTCGCCATTTCGCTTCGTGAAGTGAAAGCTGTCGCACTCTCGCCCGCTTCATGCGAGCTAAGCGCTCTTACGGCGATCCCCGATCGGACGCTGGCAGCGTGGCTCCACAGGATCGACGTGTCCGGCTTCGAAAGTTACGGGCGTCGGACGGCCGAAGATGTCGATCTCAATAACGCCGCCGCCGCGCTTGTCAATGTCCGTGATGACGCCGCGATGATGAATGAATGGACCAGCGTTGATCTGGCCCATGTCGCCAATGCGCAAAGCGCTCTCATATTCAATCTGCTTCGCAACATTGGAACGATAGAATTCAATCAGTGCGTCGGGCACGCGCGCAGGCTCATTCGTGCCGGCGTAGCAGAGCCAGCCATAGACGCCCCGCGCCTCGCGGATCGCCGCGCGGACCGAATCATTCATGTCGACATAAACGAAGAGGTAGCGGCCGAACCGCGCGACGTAGCGTTTTTCGGTTTTCCGCTTCGCCAGCTTCTTGCCTTCGCGCCGCATGGTCACGCGCACTTCGCGAACCGGACGCCAGACATTAAAGCCGGCCGCCGCCAAGGTGAGCCGCACAAAGGCGTCCTTGCCGTCGAAACACTCGATCACATACCAGGCTCTCGCCATCGAACGCTCCAACTGTCCAACCTGTCTAACCTCGTCAATAAAGGTTAGACGCTCTATGCTTCTGAATTCACGCCGCTTGTCCGACCTGTCCAACCTGTCCAACCTCTTTTCACATTTGACGCCGTGAAGGGGGTCAGGGCGGCACCCCGCAGAACAGGTCGGACAGGTTAGACAGGTTAGACGCCGCCTTTCGTTTCAAGTCGTTGTCGTGGCCAACCTTGCGATGCGAGGTCGGACAGGTCGGCCATTTCGATCAATTCGCGTCCTCGCCTTCCTCTTCGGCGCTGCGCTCGCGCGGCTCGCCCCAGGGGAATTCCTGCTTCAGCGCCGCCTCGAACGCGTCGCGACACTCATCGAGCGACGGGAATTGCAGGCACCACACGCGCTTCGTCACCGTCGTCGTCGTGAAGGTCTGCTCGTCATAGACTTCGACGTCTTCCGTCGAACGCACGCTCTCGGCGCCAGGCACAAGGCGACGAAGCTGTATGCCGAATTCGGTTTCAGCCGCACGGCGCCGCACGCCGAGCTTTTCAACGGTGCGCAGATAGTCGTTGAAGAGCGTCTGATTGGGCACCTTGTGCCGCCAGCTCGCGGCGCGATGCGTCTGGGATCCGTCGATCAGGCGGCCGAGCCACCAGGCGGTGATCGGATCGAGCGAGCGCACCTTTTGCTCGAGGAGCGCCTTCGTCTTCGGAATGACGCGCAGATTCGGCGCGCCGTCCGCGTCGAGAGCGACAGAGAGAAGATCCGCCAAAAGCGCCTCTCGCCCGCCATTGGCGAGTTCGGCGTAAAGATCGGCGAAGCGCTGATGGTCTTCCTTCCAGTGATCGGCGACGTCGAAAACGGCGAAGCGCCGTTCGTCCATGCCGGCCGGCACGACCCAGTTTTCGTTCGACGAGAAAAGCAGCCGCACGTAATTGTCGAGACGGATCGGATCGACGCCCTTGGCTTCGATCATCTGTTTCGGCGCGGTGACGAGCCCCTTCAAACGGCCCTCGGCCGCCTTGTCGCCCGCCCAGAAGCCTTCGTCGACCTGGAGCAGAAGGCATGACGCCATATGCGCGTTGAACTGCCCGACGAGATAGCGGGGATCGTCGACGAGAAAGTAATGCGAGGCGAAGAGCGAACCGATCACGTCGCCGACGATGGTCTTGCCGGTTCCCATCTTGCCGCGCAGCACGATCGCCGTGCCGATGCGCTCGCGCGGCCGTTGCACGAGATGCGCGAACCAGTGCCACACCCAGCGGTAAACCTGATAATCGCTGTCGCAGATGTTGGCCTTCAGG